AGAAAGTCGACCATATGAGTCGTGCTGATAGCGCGCCACAGGAGTCCGCTCCTGTGAGGGAACCACGTGATGACTTGGGGGCCGCTGAGAGGAAGCCCCATCACGTGCAGACCCGCCGAACACGAATTGTTGCTGGGGGGAAGGCCCAGCCCGTCAGCGGTAAAACTGACGCCACCCAAAAACCACCCACACGAGGTAGTAGGAAGCAGCGTGAAGCTGGGACTCGTCAGAGTCGAGGTGAAGGGCCGCAAGGCCACAAGGGGTATGCTTTACCTGACAGCAATAGAAGCGCGAATTTTCGCAGTCACCGGGATCTGAGCTCCGGCTGGAAGACAGTCACCAGGAAACGCTCAGACGGAGAGCTAGCACAACTTCGGTTGTTAGTCGAACACCAACGACAGGCCATCAAGGAATTGAGGGGCCAGGTGAAACAGCTCGTAAGGCTAGGGAGACAGCAGCTAGAATCGAGGCCAAGCGGCGCAGAACGGTTAGACGCATGCACGCAGCGGCAGCAGTCGGGGCCCTCGAGGAATGGAAAGCCAAAGTCAACCCAAGCAAAGCCGCTACCAGTCAATGGGAGCGAGAAGAAGCCTCAGTTAGGTACTGGAGCACCAGGGACATCTGTCCCCGGTGTAGATCCTATGAAGCCAACTGGACAGCCAACCGGGACTTCAAACTGCCGTCTGGATACACAGTTTCCATCCATGGAATCTACTGTTTCAGATGTGAAAGACTGTTCCCTGGTCCTAAACAGGCCTAAGGTAGGGGGCGCTTCACTTGCATCCAATGACAAACCACTGTCACCCCAACTGGATGTATCGTACAAGAGCAACCTTGTAGATGTTGATCGCGAGAGAGTGTCTAGGGAGGTCCGTAGGAAGGTGCGGAGGGCTAAGTCCCTCCCGACGGATGAGGACCTACACTACTACTTGGTGACAGAGTTTGCCATGGTGCCCCGATCATGTGGGCTACTAAGGCAAATGGTCATCAAAGCTAGGAACTACCTGCATAAGTTTGATTTAACAGCATGGACCAACAAACAAATCTACAAGAATATCATGGCATCTGTTCGTTCGGCTATGGTTATTACTCCGGAAGAAGAAAGCATTAGAGCGTCACTTAAGAATGATGATGTTCTAGAAGGAATGCAGAAACATGCCAAGCTAGTGGTTAGTGGAGATGCTGGCAGGACAGGTTTCTTCTTCAAAAGTAATAAGCAATTGCCTAGTTCGAAATAGGTAACGCCCACACTGGGTGCTGTATGCTATGGTAGTATCACACCGTCAAAATTACTACCAGGTTGCAGTAACAACGTCCCAGTGTGCGATTGCGCTTGTACGCGTGTCACAACAAAACTTTGTGACTTCAGTCCAGACATACCATCTGTGGTCTGGACCCATAAATCTTGTGTGTGCAATGAGAGAGCAGCACTCTCATTGCGTCATCAAATCGACACAGGTGTGAGACACACGAGTAAATTAGATCTGCGCTTAACGTTAAAGCCTTATGTTAAACGCATCCGCCCGGTGAGCTATGACTGCATTTTAAAACGAGCAACACCGAGAAAGCGGAAACTGTTGGAGCAGGCTAGGGAGTCCTTACTATTACAGGACCTTGAGGAGAGGGATGCTAAGGTTAGGATGTTCCTGAAGGACGACAAATACCACGAGTGGAAGCGAGTCGTCCCCAGGTGTATCCAATACCGTAGCAAGCGATATTGTTTACCTCTAGCCAGCTACCTAACGCCCATTGAGCATTATATATGTTCTATAGTCGACGATTCAGACACACCCATTTTTGCCAAGTCCCGTAATTACCGCCAGAGAGGGGATGACATCTATCGCAAAATGGAGTTCTTCCAAGACCCGGTTGTCATTAGCCTGGACCATTCAAAATTTGATGCCCATGTCAACATGCAGCTCCTGGATGCTGAGCACTGGTTTTACAAAGCCTGTTGCCGCAGTCCAGAGCTCAAGCGCCTGTTACATTGGCAGCGCATCAATAGGGGCCAAACCAAGAATGGGACACGCTATGTAACAAGAGCGACACGGATGTCAGGCGATC